CGCAGGCGCGGACCTCGCATGCGCGGACCTCACACGCGCGGACCTCGCAGGCGCGAATCTCATAGGCGCGGACCTCGCAGGCGCGAACCTCGCAGGCGCGAACATCGCAGGCGCGGACCTCGCAGGCGCTAATGGCATACAACCAGAACGTTGCACTCCGCTCCTTATGCTATTGGATCAACCAGGAGAAATACATGCCTATAAGATGGTTACTAATGAAGGCCTTAGTCCAATGGCAAAGCAAAATGGGGGAACACCCATCAATTACGAAATAGGTAAGGAATACGAGGTATTGGACGCTTGCACGGACATAAATCAGCAATGCGCGGTGGGAATTTCTTTAGCTACTTTGGATTGGTGCTTAAAAAATTGGGAGGATGGATATCGAGTCTTTATTGTCGAATTCAAGGCCAAGGACATCGCGGCAATCCCCACGGCTACGGACGGCAAGTTTCGCGTATTTCGATGCAAAGTGGTGGGCGAGAAGGATATTTCTAAATTGGTGAGTCCGCGCAAGGAGAAGGACCAATGACCGAACAAAACGAATCAATCATTGAGACACTACGTAATCTGCTTCCCAATGTAGATAAAGTGATGAGCGAAAGGTTCGCTCCGTGGCCCAACTTCTTTTGCAACGAGTATGCATGCAAAAAAGCTTACGACACCTTTCGGGCCGAAATTGAAGGGGAAATCGACAAGCTGGTAAAGAGAGAAGAAAAACAGGACGCCCTGCTTCGTCATATGCGTTACCAGAGAATAGAGATTTCGAACAGCTTCGATGAGGATGGAAATATTTCGTGGCTTGCCACAACAGAAACCTCATCTCCCCTGGCTGTGGGTAGAGCCTTGTTTTCTAAGGGCAAGACTATTGAGGAGGCTCTTTCTCAACTAATCGAAAAATATCGTGTCCGTTTTATAGAAGACGCAACAACACTACGCGAGCAAGCTAATGCATTGCTTAAGGACATTTGGGGAGGAGTGATGGAAAAGTCCAGTGAGATCGAGCAACTGAAGTCCGAGCGTGACGCCGCGATCTGTGAACGAGATGAGGCGCGGCAGCAGGTAAGTTGTGGTATAGCATCGGATGATCCTGCTGCATGCGGTAACTGTATTCGATGTCTTGAAAATAAAGTAAGTATCCTTCAGACGCAATCGCGACTCTGGTACAAGGCGGATGGTACATACGAGAAGTTAGATCCCGACGAGGTGATTCGACTAAGGAAGGTAGCGGCCGTTGAGATTGCGGATCTTCGCAAGCGACTACAAGAAGAGGAGAGAACCCACAATCGTACCATTGATGAGCGTGATTTTAGAGAAAGACAGATCACAGAAGTAGCTCGCAGTCTCGGTGTGACATCTGAATGGTCAAATCTTCATGATCTTGGAGAAGAAGCGAAAGAAGTGGCTTTAGCTCTGGTTAGCGAAAATATTTGTCTTCGTAAGAAGCTCGAAGAAGCAAAGAAGACATGTGCTTCTATCGGAATGAAGCCAGGAGAAGAACTTCCTGAGCTTACGGAATCCGAGGATAAGGCAACGAAGACGGCGGGATTGTCTGCGCTGAAGTTGTTCCACGAAAATATAGACCTCCGCTCTCACAATGCGCGGCTGGTCGAGGCGCTGAGGAAATGTCTCGACTGGATTGAGACGGATCATGAACGATGGTCACAGAATTCTTCGGGCAATCTGATGCCCGTGGGATGCTCCGTAGATTGTTGCGATCAATGCGACCTCATCACACGGACGCGATCGCTGATCGCCGACTCGCCCACGCCGCAACCGTGCGAACTTTGCGAAGGATCTGGAGTAGTTCGGCAATGTGATGACTGTGGAAGATATCACCATAGAGATATGCCCAGTTGCTTCAATGCAGAGGGCGATGACGATTGTGATGGAACGTTGCGGGATACTGTATGCCCGCTGTGCGCCAAGAAATCTTCTGGGGCTTCGCCGCAGCCGTGCGAGCGGTGCAAACTGAAGGGTGAGGAGATCGCCCTGCTACTCAAGGTCGAAGAAGCGGCGCGGAAAGCGGCATTCCAAAACAGACCTTCGGGGGAGCTGTGGAAACAGTGGGTGCTTGACATCATCGATGCCGTTGCCGCTGTGACGTCATGGAGAAGTGGACACGAGCACAGTCTACTCTTGCCCGAGCAGACGAAGCAGCCACTCCCAGAAAAGCATGACCTCCCCATGGACTGTGTTCGGTGTGGAGCGCGTGCCTTCATGTGGAACGATCTGAGTGGGAACTACGTGTGTCGAGCTTGTGGCCGGATCGTTCAACCGGCAAGGTCACGGCCAGAGGAGAATCCCCATGTGGACTGATGACAAGGGACGGATTCGAACAGACCAGGCGGACCTCGAAGATACACGAAAAAGGATGGCCCGTGTGAAATGGACTGGCATGGTACGGCTCCCGAAAGCGCGAGTCGAAGCTATGCTCAATGACGCATTAGCCGAAGAAAACAAAGTTCTCGATCCGCAGCCGTGCAAGAGGTGTCGGGAGAGGGAGATGCTGTTGCGGGATGCCGTACAGAAAGATGAATCCTCTGTGGCATTGCGTTGTGCCTGTTGTGATAAACAGGCAATTTTATTCAGTAGCGGGCGCGGAAATTATGTATGTCGGGAACATGCTTTTCCTGAAGAATTAAAAGAGGCTTCGCCCGAGCAGACGAAGGGGGGAGCGGAAGGGAAGGAGTAGCGATGAAGATCGTTACCGCAAAGGCGTACAAGAACCTGCCGAGTTGGGAACGGTGGATCGACGCTCGCATCGCTGCTGCGAATGGCGATCGAACTTACCGGGTTGAGTTGTCCTTAGGCGCTCTTGAAAGCCTGCGCGATCTAATCGCATGGGCCAAGGTGGCAACGTGGAACCGCAAGTGGCGGGAAGAGAGCGCCGCAAGATTGGTGAAGACCGCCGAGGGCAAGGGGGAGTAACATGCCGAGCACATGTTATGACGTAATAATGGAATGGGATTATTACGGCGTATGCTCCAATTCCCGTTTATGTAAATTCAAAGTTGTCAAACTCAAAATGGATTGCCCTCGCTGCGCATTCCCAGTGCCGGGATGTCCGTTTGAGAAGCCCCATGATCAAAATCAAGGAGTAAGTAATGATTCGACGAATCCCACGTTGGATGCAAATCACCATGGACCCCAAGACTGAAGAGGAGAAGTATTGGACCACGGAGATCCGTGCTGCAAAAGAAATTAAAGACACGTTGGCTTTCGATGAGTGCAGAGAAAACCTGAAGCGGCTTGCGAAGATACGGCATGAGGGCAAGGGGGAGAGGGGGTAGCGATGACCTTTGAGGAGGCGAAGACGTTCACGATGCCATTCGGCAAGCACAAGGGTAAGACGCTCGACGAGATCGCAGAGAGCGATAGGGGGCTTCGCTATCTCGATTGGGCCGTTGGTGAATTCGACGCGGGTAGCGTACGAGGCGCGATCGAAGTCTACCTCGATGATCCGTCGATTCGGAAAGAACTGGAGGAAATCGAATGACCACCCCCGAGCCGAAGGAGACGGACGATGCAAAGAGTGAGTAAAACGGAACTATCCAAGATCCTCGACGGAGCAAAGAAGACTGAGGAGGCACAGTCATATACATTTTATAGCCTTGCCTTCGACCTCCGTGATCTCCGCGAGCTAACACGAAAGTACTTCCTGGAACGTGATAAAGTGATGTTGTCTTTGGACGATGAACCGGACACGCGGGAATATGCAAAAGCCGAAAACGCACTACGGAAGGCGGTGAAACAGTGATAAAGAAGATGACTAAACTATTTGAGCCTTATGCATATTATCTCGGCATAGACGAAGACATCGGGCGCTTGACTTTGGGGAAACTAATGAAGGGGTATCACAACATCCGCAAGCTGGCGCGGGCGATGTGCGAGAAGGACGCAGAGATTCAAAAGATGAGAGCGCAGCTTCGGGAGAAGGGCGAACGGCCTAATATCGTTCTGAAACTCGCCAAGAGCATGGATCGTAGAGACGCCGCCATCGTCGCACTGCGAAAGGCGGTGGAGTAATGCTCTGGACGCTCAAGGACCCACAAGGCCGTCTAATCGTAGAACTGACTGGGAGCAATATAACTTTAGTATGGGGCTATGGATTTGACTTCGTCTCTCGGATCGAAGGCGATGAGTGGCGTAACAAGTATTGGAAGAAGTGGGACGCCAGCATTCGCGATGCTAAGAAACGCGGCTGGAGGTTCGTTAAGGTAAAGATAGTGGAAGTACCGGCCCACCTGAACCCACTGGGAAAAGAAAGGAAGAGTAATGGCAAGAGTTAGTGACGGCCAACTTAAAGAATTACGTGATCGTATTGTATCCGATATCCAAAGGGTAAAGTATGGAAAACCTGTTGAATGTACTTCTAACACTCGGGAATACTTCATTAGTCTTATTAATGCATTAGACGACCTTAATGATATTCGTTATGCAACGGATGAATTATTTGGAGCAAAATATGATATAATTAATTCAATCATAGGTTCGTTGCATTTAGATGCAAGAGATTTCCAAAAAGCCACAGATAAATTAAGAAAGTGTCGTTAGTCATTGATTAAACAAATTTAGTCAGGAAAAGAAAAATGAAGAGAAAAGTATTTGGTCCGCTATACGTAAAGTCCGAACGCGAGATCCAGCTCGATATCGTCGCCTACCTCAAAACTCTGCATATCCAGCATACGATAACCGACTCCGGAGTCAATGCACGACTTCGCCGGCGCAAGATGCGCAAAAGTTGGCCTGACATAACCGCTCTGCTTCCCGGAGGTCGTATGTGGTGCATCGAGGTCAAAACCCCAAAAGGGAAGTACCAGGAAGGCCAGGAAGACCAACTCAAGGATCTTACCGACTGTGGGGCAATGGTCACGGTTGCGCGGTCGCTGCAAGACGCGATTGACGCATACGAGGGACGCCAGAACCATGAGCCACAACCCCGACGCAGCACATAAGCCTTCCAGTTGCGCGGTCAGGGAGTCATTCGAGCCTTCGCATTGCCATACCTTGGGGGATTGGATAGCTCGATGTCAACGTGCCGAGCGAGAACGGGATGAACTCTTAACCAGGCATCTAACTTATGGCCCATGCCCTGTTTGCGTTATAGGGCATCTGGAAGCGACTGGCGAGTTATTAGGTTGCCAAAGGTGCCATAGGAAATATGAGCTGAAAGAAGTTTGAGGTGGGGGATGGCTGGTGATTGGATCAAGTGGCGGCATGACCTCGTTTCGCTTCCGGAAGTGATCCGGATGTCAAAGATCCTCATGAAGAGTGAGGAGTTTCGGGATTGGCTCACTCCAGGGGGAGGTGGACCAATCAACGGACAAGTTGTAGGAGACTATCCGTTACGGTGCGTGACGGCCGCGTTACTTGGAGTGACGTGGAGCGCGTCACGCGAACACGGACAATTCGATGGGGATGACCTGATTTTGGTTGGTTTAGACCCCAAAGACATCGACTCAATTGCCCAAGCTCCGGGGTTTGGGGCGGCTATGGAGGAGGTGGGATGGCTGATTTACGAGGCAAATGAAAATCGCATAAGATTACCAAATTTCAAGAAATACAACGCTCCGCTTACGGGTTCAGAACGGCAGGCGAAGTATAGAAATCGCGTTACGGGGAGTGACGAGCCCAGCGTCACTTCTCCGTCACTTTCTCGTCACCAGAGAAGAGAAGAGAAGATGATGTCTAGTGATGTTTCTAGCGAAACATCATCGTCACCTAACGGTGACGCTACCGTTTCTGGTAGTAAAGAAGAAACCAAAGAAACCACCTTCCAAGACCACATGGACTTCTACAACCTGGAGGTGGCCCCAAAACTTCCCGGTTGTCCACGGATTGAGAAGCTCACCGAGAACCGCAAGATTGCCATGCGCGGTCGACTGACCGACTTTCCTGACCTCTGGACGAGAATCATCGACGAGGCAGGCAGATTGGGCCAGTTTGCGCATGATAAACGGTTCATAGACTTCGACTTCCTCATGCGACCGGCCTCGCTTCAAAAATTCCTCGAAGGCAAATATCGTCGTAAGGACATAACCTATGGCCAGGTATCGACGCCAACTACCACCCGTAGAACACCCGGTATCTTCGAATTCGGCACCGAAACCGACAAGCGACCGAGAACGGCTAATAGCAAGACTCCGCACGATACGGGGTAGCAAGTTCACATCCTCGAATGGCGTCGAGGGAATAATCGAATGGGACGGGCTATATTGCCCCTCCAAGAAATCTTTCGTCCCGTTCAACGGCGAAGATTCCAAAACTGGCCTCCCATGGTGTAGCTTAGAAATGTTGCAGGATGTGCTTCGAGAAAATGAGGCGCACATTAGACATAGGAACTACAAAGATGAAGAGGAAATGAGCCTCTCTGAGTTCAAACGCCGCACCGGGAAAAGTACACTCTTAGAGAATGTTTTGTCCGAGAACCCGGACGTGGTCGAAGTGGTTGTAGAAAGGATCTTTCCTGACACCAAAGCTCTAAATCCAATCCCATCTGAAAACTTCGCAAACTCCGACTTGGTTGATGACGTTCCGTTCTGATATGGCCGTAAAACGCACAGAATTGGCCCAGGTTCGAAAATAATGAGTCCTAACGATACATGTATCATTAAAGCCAAAGAAAATCGATTGTGGGGCAAATGTGAAGGTTTTAGGTTTTTAAAAGAAATCCCCCCAGCTTATGCCAGGGGGATTGTCATAAATCTAACTACTTCGGCTTCTTAAGTCCAGCCTTTATCCAAGGTTCTGGATGCGCCCTGTAGTACCAACGATTGTAGCAACGTTTGCATGCCGGACCGTGACCAGGAACCACACCCTCAAACATTGTCATCGGCCTCGTGGGATCCCCTGTATAGCACAACGCACATCGTTCGTACAGACGATGCCACTTAAGTTGGCGCTTCCCAGGTTTTAGTCTCAACTTCAGACTCGGGACACGCATGGATATGGCTACTTGCCTTCCGCTTTGGCGATGATGGCATCTACCTTGGACCGCAATGGATGATCAAACGCGACCCATGCACGGAGTTCTCTGAGTGCTGTGAGAAGCTCAAGAGAAGCCGCATGCAACGGGCAATAGACGATGATTTCTCCTTGGGGGACAAGTTCTCCAGTTATGGTTCCTACGCGTTGTGTAGATTTAACAATTCGACAATCACACATGATTTAATTAACTCCTGGTTACCGCTTCCGCTTTGGCGATGGCGGCGCGTGCCTTATCCATAACTCCGGTGTAATCACGGTAACTATAGATGACCTCTCCGCCCGGCACCGGAAGTTTAACACAGTGCATATTTACTACCTTCCGTAGCGCCTCAAGTAACTCCGGCGCAGCGGCGATTAGACGGGCGTTGGCGATAGCTTCCTGTAAAGGTGGGGAAAGGTTCAATAATCCACAACAATCTGCAATTATTATTGTTTTGTATTTATTTTGTACTATAACATCTAACTCATCAAAGGTATTTGCATCGAAATACCACGGTCCAGGCGTATGCTGTGTCATGGCTTTATCCTATCGCTTAATGCTTCTCGCACGTCATGCCCGTGCGTGTCATCGGAGCATGTGCGGACGAGAGTTCGAGCTTGTGCGATGGCGTCCTCGCGCGAAAATAACTGCAGAGCGTCGCAGAGATATGCATAGTCCTCTGGATCGCTGGCCTCCAGCTCGTCATACGTGTACAGCGTCCACGAGCCAGGAGTCCAATGATCATCGACGAGTCCGCTACCAAGGAGAGCGCGATAGATCACGAGAGCATCCGCGAGTAGGACACATTCATGGTATCGTTGCGACCCTGCGATACGGAGATCTTCAGCGAGTCCGTCATCGCTGCGTACCTTGCGCCAATCTGTATCGCCGGTACCTATTGGATGCGGCGTCCCTGAGATCTCGATATCATCCGGATGGTGGGCAGGGAACTCATCCACTCGTCGATAGTAGATGTGATGGGTATGCTGTGTCATGGCTACTCCTCCCCTCTTATAGCGATCCTCTCGGCAGCGTCCACGTCGTATCCTAACTCCTCGATCCTCCTGCGTGCCACCGCCCTACGCTGCGCGGCATACTCACGCGCCTCCCGAATCATGGTAATGACATTCACCATCCCGGGGAAGGCAGCATGGATCTGACGATCCATCGCCCTGTATCCCCTACGCTCGATAAGCTGGTCTATACGCTGGGCAATCGGGACGGTCATCGGTCTCTTCATCGGTTTACCTTTCCGCGCACTATCTGCGCTGATTAACTATTAGCAATTTCCGTGCCCTTAAAATCATAAAAATTAGGTTTTGTAAGTTGTCTTGGATAAACATGTTGCAAAAATTGCACACGCCCTTAAAAACGGCCATTTTACATTTTGGTGTAACAAAGATTTTACACCTTTACAAAAATCGGTTTGACACACCGCATCTGATATCGACGATGTACGCCCATGGCGAATAGATGTGGCAACTCGGCGCAGGGATGTCCAAGGAATACGTATTTTGGAGGCATCATCGTGAAACTGTTTTTGAGTATTGTTTTTGTTTTTTGCATGACCGGTTGTACGTCGACGCCGGCGGATAAACTGGCGTTTCAGGCCATTGATACTAGCTGGCGGCTCATGTCGCCTGAGTATCTGACCTATGTTGAGTCGGATGTCGGATTGACCGATGCGCAAAAACAGCAACGGCGTGCACTGGTGGCGGATATCACGGCTCTATTGGAGGCCAAGGTAAAGCAATGACAAGAAATATCATTAATCACTCAGCTACCAATCAACGCCAACGTATTGTAAAGTTTTGTCCTAAAAAAAAAGGTAAAGGAATTTTAATTATACAAGACTGCAAAATACTATTAGATGGTGTGGTGTTCGACTTAAGCGATCTTTCGAAATTTGCCTATGCCGAGATCAAAGGCAACCTGTTTGATGGTGGTCAGGAAATTAACTCCCCAGATTCAATGGTGGTGCGGTGAATGAGTGACTCAAGTTCTTCGTCCAATTCGGGGATTGATCTCTCCGGGGCTACGTTTATAGTCTTTTTGACTCTGCGTCTTTGTGGGGTCATTGACTGGTCCTGGTTATGGGTCACTGCTCCGTTATGGGGTTCTATCGTATTGGTATCGGTACTTAAAACATGGAGCAAAAGGAAACATGACGTACGATCCAAACCAACTCAAGGATGACATCCTCGAGGTCCTTCAGTCCTCACTTTCTTCGTCCAAGGATGTGCTTGTAAAATACAAGGACGAGTTAGAGGACATCGCGAAGACGACAGTGACCTATGCCATGGCTGCATCTGCCAACGGCGATAATGCAGAGGCGAAAAACATCTTCGACCTGCTCAAGGCACGGTCATTGGTTGTGGCTGCACTGATTGCACATGAGGAGCAGTCTATTGCAGCAGATACCATTTGGAAGATCATCGAAGCCGTGGCGAGGTTCGCCGGTTTGATTATCAAGGCAGTCTAATGGTTTGTCGTCGACCGTTTGCGCAGGAGGTGGGGCATGGCTATACCATCATGTGGGACGTGCTATTTCTTCGATCCGTACCATTTACCGAAGAACCCATGGCATCGTTGTCAGGCGAATGTCCAAAACCAGTTCCGAAAAGAGGATGATGTCGCTTGCTTGAATCACTACGTGAAAATAGACACAGGAAAACTCGAACGTAGCTACAGGGAAAGCATGGGCCAGAAAGAGTATCTGTTCTTCGATGAGTGATGACAATGACCTATCTCAAACAAGACGGTCACATAGACTGGGCTAAGGTCAAGGCCGACACGGCCAAACGCGAAAAGGAAGGGTGTCCAGTCGACCATTCTCCTAAGGGCATTTTCGCTCCGTATATCCAGGCTTTCTTGGAACACGATTTATGTGGTGTTGAGCCGGAAGCAATGAGGCTGAAAAGAAACAAGGTTGCTGAGAATGACTGACAAGGTTTGTTGCGATACGTGTTACTGGTTCGAGGAAGGGAATTGCTTCTATAACTATGACAAAGGTTATGGCGGCACTGAATGGGATAGAAATGGTCGTTGCCAGCACCACTCCAACCTGGAGCCGGTAAAGGAATTGAATACCGGTAAATATTGGACTCCAGCAGAGCAAAACGAGCCTCTTGGATATATGCGAAACGGTAAATTCGTACCTATGGAGAAGTTCAATGACCCCACGTAAACGCCCCTTGTATGAAGGTAGGAGTATCACCGTAAGCGCTGGTCCAGCACCTGATGATATTACCTGGACTCACACCATTGACTACGCGGGTTGGGCCGACCTCATAGCAGACCTCGACCTTGCTCACAAGAGGATTGAGGAATTGGAATGTCTCATGGACCAACTCAAGAAGAAATGCGACGAGGCAAAACAGTGAGTGCTTATCGCCGCCACAAGAAGCGACTTTTGTCGCATGCCGCAAAGGACCCAGACTTCAAGTACACGCGAAAGGGCCGACTGGTGTTCGTGACATTCAAGGATTTGGTAGGGACCCACTTCAATAGAATGTCGAAGGTTATTCGGAAGTGGACGGAAGTCGACATTTTGGAAACGGGCGAACAGGTGCAATTGTGAACCAGCTAGGAAAACCAGATGGCCCTCGTTCTAAAGGTTGTCGTTTCTGGTGGTCTGGTCCTATCAACTACGACTATCGAGACCTTAAGCCCAACGACAAGGGATGGTCGGATGAAGACTGGGAGAGATTCACCAAAAAGAAAAGAGACAGTTATGCCAACACACCGAGAATTACCTGACATGAGCATAGATGAAGAAACTGTAAATGTAGATGCTGGTATTAATCCCATTCCAATATGTCCGCAATTCTTTAGGTTTCCAGAAAAAAGGGAAGGTTTTATTTATCATTTGCTTTACTTGGACAAAGAAGGGGAAATAGGTTCTGTATCTTTCGATAGGTTACTGGAAAACTTTCAAATATACCCCAGGGCTCTTATAGGAATCATGAAGCGATATCCATATCGAGAAAGTCCTATAGGAAAATGCCAGCCGAATTCCGGATAGTTAGTGTGCAGGGTGATTCGGTGAGGATTAGGTCGGGTATCTTTACCGTGGACTGTCGTATCGAACGAAGACCCAATGGCGGCTTTTACGTTCGCAAGCCAGAGTCGATGTTCATCCACCCCGGAATGTTAGGTGCCATGGTTGCCGCAGCCTTAGAGGCATACCAAGCGGCTGAAAGAGAGATCAGCGGGCTATGAGTGATTTGTTCGAGGAAAGGCAGGCCAAGTACAGGGCCATGTGCCAAAGGATGTGCAAGGCCGACTACCTGGATGGCGACGAGAAGGCAAAGGCCGAAGTCAAGAAGTTGGAGGAGGATCTTCAAATGGCGGATATCGCCCGGATGTCGCCCCGTCAGGCCATGAGGGCGGAGATTGAACTCCAGATTGAAAAGGAGGGCAATTTTGAAAATACGAATTAAGCAGGATGAGCTGAACCCTTACTACTTCTACGAGGATTCAACCCGTACAACGTGGGGTAGGTTTGCCGAAGTCACTGAAGATGAGCATGCCATGCTCACGCATGCAATGTGGCAGTTCAGACTGGCGCAGCAGTTCCTTTCGAAGAAATATAACAGGAAGGGGTAAATGATCTTCCTTTACCGTTGTCCTTTGCCGGATACCGTACCTACCTACTCGCAGGATGAGCCTACGTGGATCGTGGTTGGTCGTTGGGCACACATATGGAATGAGACTACCAGAAACTGGTTTGTTCTGATTCCAGCGCCAAGGCCCATAGACCTTTTGAACCGAGATAAGACGATGATGTTTTCTATTCCTAGAAAAGTGTTCATGAACCACGTCCCCAAACGTGTGAGGCTTGAAATTGTAGAGGATATCATAGGCATTCGTCTTTGCTCAGTTGCGCAGTTCATCAGGAAACACGTTCGTTGCTTACGTCGTATCCGGTGGCTGAAGGAACTATCCGAGTTGGATGCGCAGCAAGATTTCTCGGATTTCGTACTCAATTCAGAGCCGCCTGATTTCAACATGGGATCGAGGAAGTTGTGAGACAGAAACTTCTCGAAGATGTGGCGAAGTCGCTTGCTTATAAGATTAAGCAGCGTGGCAAGATCGATCCGCAGATATTCTCCTCTGCGTGTTCTACCTTCGTCCAGGTCGTCAATCAGATTTATGACGACGAACCGCCGTGGATGAAGGATAGCAAGGACATCAAGAGGGTAATGGGGCTTGTGCAAACGCACTTGGGAATCAACTGATGGCAGGTGAATGGGAGGTTATACGCGCCGCGGCGTTGAACAACGCTGAACTTACCTTGGCCCCCCAGGCCAAGCGCGTGTATCGTTCCATGATCAAGATCATAGACCTCATTTTGACAGAGGGGCTAGATCCACAGGTTGCAATTGCAGCCTCAAAGGCGGCGGAAGCGGCTCTTAAAGCCATCGTCGTTGGAATCACCGTTTCCGAGAAACAAGCCAACTACAAAACTACCTTGACGGCTCAAAAGGGACCCAGCTTATTGCCCTATCCAAGTGAAGAGGACTTGGAACGGGCGAAAAATGGCTCATGAGTCGGTAACAATAAATAAAGATGAAATCCCGTATTGGTCATGGGTCTACGGACAGTTAGACTACATCCTTCGTCCACATGGGCAGAAAAGCATCTACAAGTGGATTCGAGGATGGAAAGAATCTAACCCACGCGATTTCGGACCTCTTGTCGTCAACTCCCACCGAAGGCTTGGAAAATCCTATCTAGCTGCGGCAATCTGCATTGAACGATGCTTGGCCTTGCCGGATCAAGAGGTTCGACTCATTGCACCAACGGACAAGGACTGCGAAAAGATAAGTCGTCCCCAAATAGACCTTATCCTTCGTCGTTGCCCTAACCATCTTTATCCACATCAGTCAGGGAACAAGTACGTCTTCAAGAATCCAATGTGGAACAAGGATGCTTACTCTACTCTCTACTTAGAGGGTAGCGAGCACAAGAAGGGAAATCGTCAACGTGGTGTGGCCTCGGATATCGTTGTCCTGGACGAGTTCCGGGACATGGAAGATCCGGATTACCTCATTGACGATATCATTAGGTTCCACTTCGCGCAGAGACATAAGCCTCTTCTACTCATCATTTCAACCCCGCCGGCGACCATGGACCATCCAATGGTTCGTAGGTTCATACCCGAAAGTATGGCGAAGGGCGGATACAAGTGCATTCCCATCACCGAAAATCCTGATTTCTCTGAAGAGGATCGTAGGGCACTTCTTCAGAACGGCGATGAGAATTCGATTTGGTGGAGACGTGAGGCGTTATGCGAGTTGATTCCAGATCCACGGGGATTGATCATACCCGAATTCGCCGAGTTGCAACACCTCGAGAAGACTCAGCCGGCATACTCCGTTGTGGTGGTGCAATCTTATAAAAGGCCTCCATTTTACTTCCCCAGGGTGTGCATAGACTTCGGAAACAAAGATTACACCGCTGCACTATATTACTACGTCGACTGGAGGGCACAACTACTCGTCATCGAGGATGAGGTTTGGATCAACCGGTCGAACACTAGGAAGTTGCGCGACGTAATCATGGGCAAGGCAGCAGAGGTGTTCCCCAATCCGCCACATTCCATTCTTTACGAAGCAGACATGACACCTCAACTACAGATGGACATGGCGGAACTCCTCAACTTCATCATATTGCCGGTGGACAAGACGGAAAAGGCCGCGTCGATTATCGCGTTACGGGATACGGTTCGGCAGAAGAAAATAAGGATTGTGGCACCAAAATGCACACGACTGCTTTACCAACTAGCCAATGGCACGTACTCCGAATCAAATCCAAAGGAATTCGTGAGGAAGGTTGATGATCCAGACATGGGGCACTGCGATGCACTCGCCGCGTTAATCTACGGTCACAGAAGGGCAATGTGGAGGTCCAATCCGTATCCGGTTGAAGGTTTCACCGTCGGAACGGGTGAACACTCGATCTTTATCCCGACGGAAGACACAGGCATTAATACCTTGGAGGTGCTTGAACAGCATGAATACATGATAGGAAACTGACGATGGAAAATCGTGTACGAAATAATGCCGGCGCTGGGTCTGATTCCTACTCCGATCATTACTGGGCAACCGATCCACCCGAGGACTTGATTCTGTGCCTGATGGAGAAGTTGCGTAAGCATAAAAGCACACGTAGGTCTTCTCTTTACTGGGAACGAGTTCTCAGGAATCTTGCCTATGTTCACGGCCAATTCTTCCAGGCCGGAGCAGACGAGATTGACATGGAACTCAAGGTGGGTGGGCCTCAGGGGGAATTGCTTCACTTCGCAACGAACCAATTCCGTAACCTTCTTGAGCATTACTTCCAGTTGGCGGCACGGGATAAACTGGAACTCAAGTCCAGGGCCACGAATTCAGATGACCAGTCTTTAGCCTCGGCCAAGATTTCAGATGGGGTTTTGGACTACTACAAACGCGAGAAGAACCTCGAGGACTATCTAAGGGCTGCGGCATGGCATTCTTTGATCTTCGCTCGAGGATTAGTGCTTCACGAATGGGATCCATCAGTCGGTGAGCCGGACCAATTGACCGGCCAGCCAATCGGGGATCTCGTTTATCGTAATCCTTTGGTCAATGAGGTGTGTTGGAACGACCAAAGACCGTGGGAAGAATCCCAATGGGCTATTGTGAAGGTCTACCAGAACAAATGGGATCTTGCTTCACAGTTTCCCGAGTACGAAGAGGCAATCATAAGCGTACAGGAAGAGGAGAATGAACGACTCAACCTGTACCGTAGCCAACAGGAGATCAACAAAGACGACCTTATCCCGGTTTACAAGTTCTTCCATAAGCGAACACAGGCAATTCCCAAGGGCCGTTTCACCCTATTCGTCAAGGATCAGCATCTCACTGATTCCGAGTTGCCCTACAAGGACATCCCCATATCCACGATCTCGCCCGGGGAATGGGTAGGTCAAGGAACCGGGTGGACACCCGCATTTAGCCTTCAAGGCCCGCAAGAAATGCTCAATGGCGAGTTGACATCCATCGCAACAAACCATTCCACATGTGCCACCCAAAAGATATGGGTTCCCGAAGGTGCGGAAAAGGTCAAGACGATTTTGGCCAAGGGTGGGGTTCAGATTTTTTCCGGAGCTGCGAAACCGGAACCATTGCCCATGTTGGCCCCACAAGCCGACCTTTGGAATTTCGCCAAGTATCTGGACCAGACCATGGGCCTTTTGCTTGGGATCTCGGGTAGCACACGAGGAGAGCCGCCAACAGGCGTCACCGCAGGTAATGCTATGGCATTGCTTGATGCTAAATCCGTTCAATTCGCGACGGCATTCGTGCGTGCCTATGGTCGACTTGGCGAGGATGTGGCAACTGCAACCATTCGAACCCTTCGCCAGTATGGAACCAACGAACGGATCATCACGATCATCGGCAAGACGAACCAACCCGAGCAACAGAAGTTCACCGGAACCGACCTCCAATATGTTGATAGGGTGGTGGTCGACTCTGTAAACGCAATGTCGAAGACCACAGCCGGGAAGGAAGCCATAGCGGAGAAGTTGATCCAGATGGGAGCGGTCCAGAATCCCAAGCAACTTTTAACCGTATATGAGACTGGCAACCTGGAACCATTGCTCAGATCTGATGACGCGCAACGCAATGTCATAAACGAGGAGAATGAGGCCCTTCAAAGGGGCGAACAAGTTTCGGCTATTCGTATCGACAACCACGTAATGCACATTAAGGAGCATCATTCCGTCCTGGGGTCCAAGAACACGAGATCAAACCCCCGGGTTCTTCAATTCGTGTTGGCTCACATAATGGAACATGAGCAACTGCTTATGCTTCCGGATGTTCAGAGGACAATGGCTGCACTTGGATACCCTGTACCACCTCAGTTTACTATGCCTGTTGGCCCTATGGGTTTACCAATGGCTGCACCGCCACAGGCCGTGGGAAAGCCTTCAACAAATACTCAAAATACGGCGCAGGCGGTGAGTGTTCCCCCGGGTACTCCTTCGTCTGTAGAAATGCCGAAGCAGGCGACACCGCCACCGCAGGCACCAAAACAGTAGATTACAGTTTGACATAATGCATCGAACCAGTTATGGAGGGAAGTAATGGGACGTTTAAGCGACCAGATTTCGAATGAACTCGAAACCGCAACCGAGAACAAGGAGACTATGCCCAAGGTAGAAGTGAAGGAAGAGAATCCGGCGACTACCACCGATGCCAAGTCTGAAACAGGCAAGAAGGATGGTCAAATACAAACGTCGCCGGAAACTTCTGGAGAGGGTAAGAAGGAGGGGGGCGAGCCCGGCGAAGCTGCAAAAGAAAATAAGGCAGAAACGCCTAAAAATGATTCAAAAACTGAGGCCAAATCGCCCACCGCCCCCCAAACCTTTACTTTCAAGGTCGATGGCGAGGAACAGACAGTAACGGCGAATGAACTCATCCGGCGTTACCAGAAGGAAGAGGCGGCGGATAAGAGGTTCCGCGAGGCGCACAAACGGGCGGAAGCCGCCGAGGGCATCAAGGAGGCGTTCGAGAAAGATCCATTCGGGCTTCTGGAACAACTCTACTCGCACCGTTCCGGAGACGATAATCGTGGTTTGTCGAATCTTCGAAAAGACATGATCGATTATCTAAGGCCTTGGGCAATGGTCAGTGATAACCCCGAGGACCTAGCCCGGTACGAAGAAAAGCAAAAGCTCGATCGAGAACGTAAGTCATGGGAAGCGGAAAAGGCTCGAATTCAATCCGAAAAGCAAGCCGCCCTGGCTGAACGTACCCAAGAAGAATACACACGACAGATCATCAAAGCCTTCAAGGCGTCCGGCCTTGAGGACAATCAGAAAAACGTTCGTAAGGTAACGGAAATCCTCAAAGAGTCGCTCGATTACGATTTGGGCGTAACTCCCGAGGAGGCCGTTGCTCAAGTAAAAGCCGAAGTAGAATCCTCGAAAACTGCTCAGGTATCCCAGCCTCCATCCATTGACGAGTTGCTGTCAGATCCTAAGCGAGCCGAGGAAATCGAAAAGAAGCTAATCGAACGTCGGAAGCCTCCCTCCACTCCTCCCTTCACCTCTACCCAGAAAAAGGATGAGGGTCAGAAGGAAACGCAGGAACGAGCCCCGAGGCAAAAGATTCAGACACGCCGAAATTTCCACGAATCGATCTTGGAGATGGCGGAACACGGATAGCTCGTTCGGCGTCCACCCACCTTTCCGGGACGCCAAGAAACATACCTTCCTGAACTCGTAAATCGCTGCGTTTAGGAAGAAACTCCGATGACGATGACCCCGAATACGGTCACCCAACTCAATGACTCTTATAAGATTCTCTATTCCGACCGGCTGAAGTACCTGTTGCCGGAACAATTCCGGTACTGGAGGGATATTTCGGCCAAGAAGGGCCGACTTGGTCAATCCTACAACTGGCCGGTGGTTCTGAAGCAAGAGCAGGGCTTCACCTTCAAGAAAGCCGGGGGTGGAGAAGTAACATTTAACAATACGGTGCCTGGAATCATCAAGTCCGCGACGACCGATGGCTTCCAGATGTTCGGATGGTGCGGTATCGATTACGAGACCGCAGCCAAGGGGGCAAATAGCCGTCAGTCGTTCGTTGATTCGGTTGGGCATATCATTGAGTCGCTCGACTTGTCGGCCAAACGACGTATCGAGATGCTCGGATGGTATGGTCAGTCAGGTCTGGCCGAGATCGAATCGGTGTCCTACACAGACGATACCACTGTAACCAATGACTACATCGTCATTTCAAAGGCTACTTGGGCTCCTGCCATGTGGGTCGGAGCCGAAGGCATGCGTATCGACATCTTCGATACTACCTTTGCAACCAAGAGGAACCATACCAATTATCCCTTCTGTATCAAGAAGGTGGATATGGTCAATCGAAGACTCTACCTTTCCCAGTACAACGATGTTACTGAGGTAGAGGCAGACGACCTTCATGATACTGTTGCCACGGACAAGATTTTGTTCCAGGACACGAGGGATGTCACGGGAACTGCATATTGGAATGAGCAACAGGGAATCGATAGCATTCTCAATGCTGCCAATACCACCTTGTTCGGAATTACGTGCGCCGACTACAGCCTGTGGCAATCCAACTCTTATGCCGTTGGCTCCACGGTTATGAGTGTCGAGGCGATCCAGGAAATCGCCGCGCAGGCTATTCCGAAGGGCATGGAGGGCCGCGTAAAGCTCTACATGAATCCAAACTCAGTTTCCAAGATGATCACTGATATAGGGGGACTCCGCCGGTTCACCTCGCAAGAGGGGAATAAGTACACGGTGGGGGCCAATGATATCACCGTTCATTGCCAAGGTGTGCTTGTGGACATCGTGTCCCACCCGTTCATCTGGGAGGGATCGGCCTACATGTTCAACCCTGAGATCTTTGGTAGGGTGCAGGCATATCCTTTGTCCTCGAAGGTTCCAGGTAGAGGGGATGACCTCTTCCAACTCACCGGGGGTAAGGGTTCGTATTCGATGCAACTCTACTCGAACGAAGTTTTGACAACTGATGCCCCTTGCCAGGGTGTCCGAGTCACCGGAATCGTCAACTGATGCATAGGGACGGGTGGGGTGTAATAGCCCCACCCGATTCTACATGATTCCTACGACCCTTTTCGGCGTTACCTATCAGTTGCCGGAGAATAAGGAAAAACGATGGGGCTCCACCGTTAGGTCATTCCTCATCGCTTTGGCCACGGCCTTGAATTCCATGGCCACCTCGGTAGGTATTCCTGTTCTCACCTCAGCTACAACTGCACTTGCAGCCGGAACAACTTTAACGAGGACGGCTGCCAGGCATCGCGTATCAGGAAGTGGAGGAGCGGTAACTCTTTCTGTTGTGACGGCAATTGCAGCGGGTACGACGCAGGGGGAAATGCTTCGACTCATGGGGACCAGTGACACAAACACGGTAACCATTCTTGACGCAGCCGGTACCAGGCTCAATGGGGCCTGGATTGGCGGCCTTGGCGATTGGCTTTCATTGACATGGGATTCAACCCTGGCTCTGTGGGTTGAAGAAGGAAGGAATTCATGAAAATTGATTGTACGAAGAAAACGACCCAAATCGATTATATCGATAAGGGGTCGAGAGGACATGTCGAATTCACGGATGCGCCAGTTTTCACTGGCGGTGTTTCGGGTGCCGTTGCGGCTACGGGAGCCGTGAGCGGAACCACAGGTGCATTCACCGGGAACATCACGCAAACGGCCGCAAATGGGCAGGTTGCCGGGATCAAGTATTTAACTGAACTCGTCGACTGCGCAACGGCAACGGGTACCGGTACCGGAACGCTTACCCTGGCGATGCAGATTCCGGCACTTTGCCAGGTCATCGGTGTTACGGCCTACGTGCATCCCATCCTTGCAGGTGCGTCGCTCACAACCTGGAGTCTTGGAGTCACAAGCGATACCGACAGGTACGGAACAACGCTTGCGATTGCGGATACCACTTCGGTCAATTCGCTGACATCTGGGGCAACGGGATATACCGCTCCACACGTCAACGCTACGGCTATAGCTATTCTTATGACGGCCGCAGCCGGCGTGTTCTCGACTGGAAAGGTTCGCGTCACGGTCCATTACATTCCGATTACGGCCGCGACGAGCTAACAAATGGCATATGTAGCGCCGGCAGGATCACCAGCGGCAAATGGGGAGCATCCGCGCCTCAATTTCACCGCGGCGACTCTGCCGGCTCTACGCACCAAAATCCAAACTTCCTATTTAGTAACAACGCCCAGATATCCTGTAACCTCTGCCTATCAGTACTTCCTTAACCTTCTCGATTCCAACACGTTTTTCAATCGTACTTGGGATCAGGAGGGAGGATCGGTAACTCTTCCTTACGGTCAGTCGTATGCCTTCGCCTATGTGATGGGTTTGGGTACGATTACTAACCACACATGGGCTCAGTTCAGGGATCGGGCTATAAGTAGGACTCTCGATTTAATCCGCGCTCTTTCCATGCCGCGGTATATCGGGAATGCGGGCGAAAGTTATGGCGAAAGCTATTGCCATCTTTCGGTGGCTCGTGTCTACGATTGGCTTTACCCCGAATTAACCCCCGAGCAACGTTTAGAAATAGCAACCTGGCTCAAGGATTACGGGCTTTACAACATCGCAAATGGCGATGAAAGCAACATGATCCCCGTGACATGTAAGCCCGAGGGCCTCTTCGGATCAAAGTTATTCGAAGGCCTTTTCATGTGGGAACCAGGTCTCGCCATCATGAATGATGGGATCTGGGACACGGATGCATCCGAGATTGCGGACATCTTCACCAAGTTGTTACTTGGTAATGATGGCGCATTGACATCCATCAATTGGGTTGCTCGTAACGGTGGTGGATGTGATTCCGAGATTGGATACTACGCCTCGTGGCATCATAGGCGATTCCTCTACATGCTGCATGCATGGGTTACTGCGACGAATAAGAACTACTTCAGCGAGGTTTCTAACCCTGGGGCTGTATCGCCTGATTACCCATGGGCCGGAACATTCTACCAATACAGGCCGGTTTGGAATTCTCATTTCGCACGGCCGATTGATGCAGCTCGGCAGGGACAATGGGGAGAAACGCACGCCAACACCGCGCTGGACGCGAAAATAATTCGTTTCTTATCCGGCGCGTTGAAGGACACGAATGCGACGATGTCCGGAGTGTCTCGATGGCATGCGAATCAAGTCGGGTATGAACCTGACGGGTCGGCAACGGACTATGCTCTTTACAACTTACTCCCCGAATTCATTCTTGGAGATCGGGGAGTAACTCCAATCACACCCCCAGATGCAGGGATTCCTAAATCCTTCTACTTCGGAAATGGGATCTACTCCATTCGAACGGGATTCGGGCAGAACGTATCCGACACCTCAATCCAAATCGGAGCGCCCCTTTACTGCCTGGATAACCATTCATGGGGGAATCCTCGAGTAAGACCGAGGGGATTTTCGCTTCACAAATACGGACCAATCTTCTTCCGGAAGGCTACAACCAAAGATTCCAAGATGGACTTCCGGAACTGTGAGATGAGGTTCACGGATGCTAATGTAACCCCGATTGTGAGCACTTTCGGGTTTCAGGGGCAGACATCCAGTTCAACAGATCTCAGCGTCTACCTTTCCTCGAATAAACGTTTGTTCTACGAGTTAGGGCCTAAGTATCGGAACGATACCGCCGGAATCAATGCGGTTGCGTGGGACTTCACACGCGATGTCAGCGATACAGTCCTGACTAGTTATTATCGTTACTACGTCGTATTTCGTGGTCCTTCTCGTTCCCAACCTGACTACGTGGTCATCCTCGACAAATGCGTTGTCCCCAACAACCATATTAGGAAACGTTGGGAATTAGCATTCGCCTATGATTGCCTTTGCGATGGTTCATGGAGTGAAATAACGTCCTGGAATGGCTACACAAGGACAAGTCCAACTGGCCACTACCAGACTTCAGATTCAACTCTTCTGACTTTCAACAACGTCAACAATTCAGTCTATCCTAACACCCCGCTTGATGATCCCTATGATGGGGTAAATTACGGGACCGACATAAATCCGTACGGGACTGCATGGGGTGCGGATGGCAAGGCATTCGTAAAGTGCTTGCTTCCTACTTCCCCGGTCATAACCAAGGTTGGTGGAACTGGCCATGAATTCGAGTCGGATGACGGGACGTATACACCAGGTGGAGTACCGGCTAACGATCTGACAAACCCGAATGGCAGTCTTGAAGAGGATGGCGCATTCAATTGCGGGGCTTACTACCTCGACATCGAACCTTCCACGAATGCCAACCTTCAGGAAACTTTCCTTAACGTCATAGAGGCGGCCAAGGCTTCAATAACGCCTTCGGCCAACACTATTGACTATCTGGCCTCAACCATGCATGTGGTTGAGATCAAGGATCCCATTCGAGGCAAAATAGCGGCCTTTTCCAAGCAATATGCCTCTGTCCCCGCTGAAACTTCGGTGACCTATACGGCGACGACCATCCTCACATTGCCCATGGATCACGTCATTTGTGATCTGGATGGAACCAAAACCTATAGCGTGGATCAGGGTGGAACAAGGAAATGGTCTGCACAAGCGCTAGTGGATGGAGTCCTGTACTTCACGTCGACCGGGGGAGGGACCTTCCAAATCTACGAGGATGGAACTATTCCACCTCCGACGCCTACGGCTCCTGATCCTCCAAATCTGGTAGCCCCTTCCAACGGACAAATCCTTACTTCGAACACCGTGGTCTTCGATTGGGATTTCACCGGGGATGTAGACCTCTTCAAAATGCAGGTATCCGAAGTTTCAGACTTCGCTACTACGGTTGTTAATGAAACTGCTTTAGTCTCCTCGTCCAAGACTGAAACGATTGCAAATGGGGCCTACTACTGGCGTGCGGCCTCAAGAGGAACAAATGGCCTTTGGTCGGATTGGTCGAGCGTATACCCATTCGCCGTGAATTACGTGGTTCCGCAGCCCCCGAGCAACGAAAAACTGTGCATGTTCTTGAGGAGTTGAAATGGCTTGGTCTGCAAAGGTAGGCTCGTTCGCGCTGGCAACTACAACCGGGAATCAATCGGTTACCGGTGTCGGATTCCAGCCGAAGGCCATCATCTTCTTAGGGAACCACCTAACGGCCGATGGAAGTGTGGCGTCTTCAGGCACCATGTATGGTATGGGGACATCCAGCACGGCAAGAGGTTGTATCTGGACTGCCTCGCTTGATGCGCAAGATCCGACGGCATGCCGCAGAATCCTCCGCACGGATAGGATCATTGCATTATTCACGTCCACAACGGCAAATGCCGTCGCCGATCTCGTATCGTTAGATGCCGATGGCTTCACGATCAACAACACTACGGCTGACGCAACAAATTCCAGGATCGTTAATTACTTAGCCCTCGGGGGAACGGATATCTCGAATGTCTATTGTGGGACATTCACCTCGCCGGCCTCTGCTGGTAGTAGCTCGATAACGGGAGTTGGGTTTCAGCCGGATTGTGTGCTCGGAATGGCATGTGGAACGGCTCCGAACACCTCTCCTTCCACCGGGCAGAATTGCAGCATGTTTGCGTTCACCGGTTCGGCGAATTGGGTTTCATGCAATCGAGCGGAAAATGGAAGATCCGACGTTTCTAGCGCCAAGGGGTATCAAAGAACTGCCTCATGCGTAGCGGTCCCTTCCACCAGCTCCGAAACCGTTCCCATTGAAGCGACGTTGACTTCTATGGATGCGGATGGATTCACTTTGAGCTATTCCGCATCGGCTACGGTCACAAATGGATTCCTCTTCCTCGCCCTCAAAGGTGGATCGTATAAGGTTGGTGCCATCAACCAAGCAACATCCACCGGAGACCAAGCCACCACTGGAGTAGGTTTCACTCCGGCTATCCTGTTCCTAACGAGTTTTGGGGCCGTGGCAGCCACCGGGTTCCAGGCCAATAGCCGAAGGACGATAGGAATAGGGACATCTGTAACCGCTCGTGGATGCATTTGGGCAGGTGAAACCGACAATCAAGCAACCACGATATGCGATTCTGATTTGGATCGAACCGAGATTTTCAAAAGTTTCACCCCTGGTACTCCAACACTCGAATCTTCGGCTGAACTCAAGACGTTGGATTCCGATGGATTTACCCTGACATGGGGTACGGCTGACGCGACGGCTCGTCAAATATGTTATTTGGCAATGGGTGCAACACCGGCGGCCGGTGGTAATGCCGTGCCGTGCAAAATGGCTTCTTACCGTAGGAGGTTCTCGGCATGAGTCTTTGGATTAAGCAAAGCACGGCAGTTATCTTGAAAATGGGTCCGTTCCTCGATGACACGGATGGCAAAACCGCAGAGGCCGGATTGACCATCGCACAGGCGGACATCCAGATTTCGAAAAATGGGGGAGCCTTCGCCCAGACTTCCGCTGCTTCCCCAACGACTACTTATGATGCCGATGGATGGTACCCAATTCCTCTTACCACTACTGATACAGGCACGGTGGGGAATCTAAAAGTTCAAGTGGCGATGGCCGGAGCATTGCCCGTGTGGCAAGAGTGCATGGTTGTCCCGGCGAACATTTACGATTCCTTGATCGGTGGAACGGATACGGTCCAGGCCGATGTCACTCAATGGACTGGGAATGCCGTTATTGCCACCGACATCAACGGATGCCCCAAGGTGGATGCTCATGGATGGAAGGGTACGGCCTTGGCCGCGGCTGACACGGCAGGGTACCCCAAGGTAACGGTTAAGTCGGGAACCGGAACGGGAGAAATAGCTACCGCTTCTGGTGTTGCCCAGGCAAATGTCGTCAACTGGAATTCAGGCGCATTGCCTACGTTGGCCACCACGGCTGACGTGTGGGCTTATACCAATCGCACACTTACGGGTCCGGACAATATCACGTCTACGGACGCGGAAATCCAACTTGGGACCGATGCGCGAGTGAAGGTTTCGGCAGATGCGCATACGGCAGGTGCCACGGTGGCGGCAGTCACCGGCAACGTTGGGGGCTCGGTTGCCTCGGTCGTTGGAGCAGTTGGCAGCGTTACGGGAAACGTCGGTGGAAACGTCACCGGAAACGTTGGCGGAAATGTAACGGGTTCGGTTGGGTCTATCGCCGCAGGGGGTATTGCGGCTGCGACCTTTGCCGCTGGTGCAATCAATGCCGCAGCGATTGCCGATGGCGCTATTGATGCTGGTTCGATTGCAACCGACGGAGCTCGCAAAATAGCAGATGAGCATCTCGACCGTGACATGTCGGATGTCTCCGATACCAGCTCGGAAACGAGAAGGACTCCGCTTCAGGCATTACGAGCGCTTCGCAACAAACTGGCGATCTCCGGGACGGACATGACCGTTTACAAGGAAAACGATTCGACTGCAAGCTGGACTGCGGTAGTCACCAAGACCGCTGGCAACCCCGTAACGGCAATTGATCCCACGAGTGTGTAATGGCACTTCCGGCAGCATCGGCCAACTACGGAACGAAGATGGACAAAAACCAAGTCCTAAAAACAGTCTACGACGCAACGAAGAAAGGCGTTAAGTGTGTGGATGCTGGCGTTGCTTCAGGCGACTTCGGCACGTCGATTGATGCAAACCAAGTATGGAAAATGATCTTCGACCCTGACAACTCGGCTATACGAGTGGTGGCGGTGTAATATGGCGCATCCTTTAATCCTCATGCAAGGGCAAGGTGCCTTAGCCTTTTCGTTGCCCGCCTCATCGGTAAATTACGGGACTCGTATGAGCAAGGATCAGGTTCTCAAGAAGGTCTATGACGCCACGAACAAGGGAATCAAATGCGTGGATGCCGGGACTGCAAGTGGAACCCATGGGACGCACATCGACGAAAATCAGGTTTGGCAAAAGATCTATGATCCCACCAATGCTGCAATCCGAGTGGTGTTTGTATGATTGACGCCGCACAGATCATAAAAGACTGCTACGACCCAACGGCGCACGCCCTTCGTGTAACGTATACCGATCCGGACGTGGTAAAGGGTCTCAAGATTGACGCCAACCACATCATCAAGGCGTTGTATGTTCCAGCACTTCATGCGTTGAGGATTGCCGATCCCATTGCAGGGTCCGGGACGTATGGCACTTGCATAGATGGAAACCAAGTCATCAAGATGTCATTCAACGCCACAACCGGTAAATTGAGGGTAGTGGGATGAGTGCAGGGCGTTACCTGAAGGTCACGAACGGCGGCCGGATAGAGTTCTACGAATTGTTGGCCAATGGGTCAAGCAAACTCGCAATCAAGGCACCTGATTCATTGGCCGGCGATGTAGTCTGGACCCTACCCGCAGCCGATGCAGCCGGATACATGTACTCGAACGGTGCCGGAGCGCTTTCGTTGACCTCGGGTTCCGCAACACTCGACACAGCCTATGACGGGAACCATGCCATCAATGCTGATGACGGACCGGTAGAAATCAACGGGACCGGAGGATTACAACTCAGAGGACCGATTCCATATGTCGACGTAAGGGCCTATGGCGCGGTGGGGGATGGTTCCACGGATGACACCGCCGCATTTGTCGCGGCGATTGCTGCGGCAACCGGTGGGATGCTCATCGTCCCTAGGGCCTCCTCTTTTTACAAGGTCAATGGCGATTGCTCGATTGGGCACTCAAACATCAAGATCGTAGGCATCGGGTATCCTTGCATTAAGCAATACTCGACCACGAACTACATTTTCCCAATCGGGGCTGGTCTCACTGACATTGAAATATGCGGGTTCCAGTTTCAGACCGATGCAATCACCAACACGGTTTCTGCGATTGAAATCAATCCCGCTGCATCAACCCAATGCAGTAGGATTTACATCCATGATAATTATTTCGGTCCTACCCTGAACTGCATAGGTATCAGCGGTTCGATTGCCAGTGATGTTCATATTTATAACAACACTTTTTCGATAGGAGCAGCCGGGCAACACGGCGTTTACCTCGTTCGGCATTCTAACGTTTTCGTAAGTAACAACCGAATCACCGGACCTGGGGTGGGTAGTCCCACATATCCGGCCAGCCATGGGATAAAGTTCATCGGCTGCACGGATGTTCACTGCAACGACAACACGATAAAGAATTGGCTCAATGACGGTATTTACGTCAGTGAAACGACTACCTATTATCCTACCAACACCCTAATTGAAAATAACGTTATCACTGATTGCGACAACGGAATAGGTATTGAAAGCGCGATAAATACCAAGATCATTGGGAACCACTTTAACGATTGCAACAATTACGGCATCGCTGTTCAGTCAACCTTGCTGGCCATCCTGGACAACACCCTGAAAAACTGCGGGGACACGGGCACGGATAAGGTAGCCATCTGGGTCAATGATGGCTCGGATGTCACCGTTTCATCGAACAACATCGATAGCGCATTCACTTACGGAATCCTTGTCGAGACCACCTCTGGATACATGAACATCCAGGGGAATTCAATCAAGGGTTCAGGCTCAACGAATGGAATTCGCAGCTCGGCAACGACCACGGCCGTAGGGCTCATCTCAAACAACTACATCACCGGGGCTACCACCGAAATCAATGACATTCCCAAGACCTGCATCCAACGTGGCAATAGGAATGCGGCGGGTAAGTTGGGTGATGTGGGTGCGATCTCGATAACGAATGAAGCGGCTGAAGTCGGCCTCAATGTGACGCAGACGGGAGCCGCCGCAGGACTGACGGTTTCTCAGTCAACAAACAATTCCGTAGCCACCCTTACCAAGACGGGTGCGGGTGCGGGCGATGCCCTAAGCATCCATAACGACGGTACGGGCGATGGATTGAACATTCACCAGGATGGAGCCGGTATCGCATTCAGGGTCAACCAAGATGGTAATTCTCCAAGTGTGGCTTTCGTCCAGAATGCCAACCAAATTGGCCTTGAAATCGACAAGGTAGGCGCTGGCGCTGGCTCTGCACTCTACATTTCCAACTCCGGAACTGGCTACGACGTAGAGGGTACTTCTTCGACTTGGTATGTTACCAAGGCCGGAGATCCCACCGTTAGAAGTCTTAGCATAACAGGACTTATCGTAGCATCCGGGAAAGTTTCCAGAGCAATTGCAAGCAATGAAATCACGATCGATCATGATACTCATTACGTGGTGATATCGAACACGGGAACCTTACAAACGATAACAGGAGGTAGCAACGAACAAATAATTCTGATTAGGCCGACGCCGGGATCAGGCGATGTCACCCTTGGAACCTCTGGGAATATCTACAGGGGCACTGTTCTAAGTGATACTGGCCCTGATATGGTTGAGTTGATTTACGACAGTACCCTAAGTAAATGGATTCCATACATCAATGCATAGGAGAAATCCAATGGGAGACAAACAAGGATTTATGGGTGTAATTTCCAAAATTGCGGGACAACTGCCGGCGGCGGTGCTAGCTGTCGGAGCCTTCTGGATGGGCGGAACTATGGCAACTGGAATTGCGAAAGAGCAAACGCAATTCAACGAACGAATCACGTTGGCCATAGAACGTCTGTCGAATGTCATGACCGATCTGCATGCGGATGTAAATAGATCGTTTGACTACAAGGGGTAGAAGCAAATGGCTCGACTCTACACGGGTGAGGAGCTAATTGCCGTAGTCCGGCAACGTGGCGGCTTCAATGATACCGATTCCTCGGGCACTTCCGACTCGGACATCCTCAACGTCATTAACGAAGAGGCGTTGACCACGATGTACGAGGTTGTCCAAAGGTGCCGCGAGGAATTCTACGTCACCAGGGAACGAGTGACCCTTACCACCGCCACGAAATATCGTCTACCCGTGCGAGCCATGCACAATCGAATCAGGGATGTTCTATGGGTAGAGGCCGATGGTACGAAACATAACCTCTACCCTATTCCTTTAGAGGAACAACCTTGCCACACATCTACCGGGGATGGGACGCCGCTCGGCTACACCTTTGAAGGCAATCACATCCAGATGCTACCGGTGGATGGCTCTTTCTCCGGATATTTGGAAATCATCTATTTCCTGCGTCCAGGTGAACTCGTCCTATCGACTGCCTGCCGGCAGATAACAAGCTACACGCCGGCGACGGGCGCTATCGTGCTTGCCTCTAATTTCCCCGCGACCTGGACGACTTCATTGACCTATGACATCCATTCGCAGTATTCCGGAGCTGAACTCAAGGCGTGGAATATCACGGCCAGTGTGGCGTCTGGTGATGACATGACATTCACCGCCGCGGACCTCAACGGGACCACAATCGGACGATTGCCGGTGGAGGTAGGAGATTGGGTGTGCGTTTCTGAGACTTGCGCCCTTCCGGGTCTCCCTCGTGAACTCCACCCCGTTCTTGCGCAGGCTACCGTATGCCGACTCCTCGAGAGCACGGACCCCGAACGGTTCACCATATCTAATGCGGAACTACAAGCCATGTTCCAAAGGCAATACACGCTTTTCTCGAAACGTGACGAAAGCGAAAATGTCACGGTCTCCGTTTGGAACTCACCCCATGTCATGGCTGGAATTCGGAGAACGATCTACGGCAAGGGTATGAGCTACTGATGGGCAAACTACAGATCATCTCCAGCAAGATTAACGGGCTCGGGACCAACTCCAATCCCATCACCGATCCCGAAGGCTCTTTGGAGGTGATGGAAAATTCCGTCGCAAACAGGCCGGGCATTGCCGAGAACCGCCGGGGGATGAATCGGTATGCCACGAGTACAAGTACCGTTGTGGCACTCGGGGAATATAACGACACGCTCATCGCATTGGATGGAACCGCGCTCAAGTATGACGTGGCTGGAACCCTGACCACGTTATCGTATTCCGCCTCTCCTCCGACTGGTCATCGGATGCGATTCATGGAGGAGCAAAAATGCCTCTACTTCCCTACTACGACTGGAATACAACGGCTCGATGCGCTTCCTGGGACGGTGAGACCTGCGGGATGTCCTCGTGGTCTGGACCTCACATTGGCCCTTCACACCGGGACTGGAGCAGTCCTGCCGGCAACGAAGTTCATGGGATATCGTCTGACATGGCTCATCAAGGATGCCAATGGCAGGCCGATAGAGAGTTATCCGACGCCCCTCTACATCATCGTCGGCGATGCGGCGGTGGCGAAGGATATCGACCTAACCTCTTCGATTCCTGATGGGATTCAGGCCGGAGATTACTACCGCATATATCGTACCGATTATGCCGCCTTGGCCGTCGATGTGGGGGACTCATGCTACCTCGTGCAAGAGGTGGGGGTTGTCGCCGGGGACATCACCAACGGGTATATCTCATTCGCCGACAACCTATCGATAGTTGATGGTTCTAATCTCTATTCGAATCCTAACGAGAATACAATCGACCAAGGGAATGATCCTCCTCCTTATGCCGTGGATCTTTGCACCTTCAAGGGGATCACTCTTTACGGTGCGACCAAACGCGAGCAGATATTAGACCTTCACCTTATTTCATTGACTGGAATCGTAGCGGATACGGATTCAATCACAATCGGCTCGGAGACCTACACGGCGAGCACCGCGGAAAGCGTAGCAAACAAGAAATTCCAGTTGTTCACAGGTGGCACGGCTGCCGACAACGTCGAGGACACGACACAATCCCTTTGTAAGATCATCAATCTTGCCTCGTCTTCCTATTACGCCACGTATTTCTATGACGTAAATGAGGAGCCGGGCCATTTCACCATTTGGGGACGCACGTTGGCAACGGCGCAGTTTGCCGTTACGGCGAATGATGCCGGATGTGGCGCATGTTTCACTCCGGTTCTACCCACCAGCGGAACCACGGTTCAAAGCAAGGCTGACGAGAATCCGAATCGACTATGTGAATCCAGGGTGGATCAACCCGACGCAGTTCCGTGGAATAACTACGATGATGTTGGAAGTCAGAACTCCGCGATCATGCGGGTGATTCCTCTTCAAGACTCGGTCATCATCGTCAAGGAGGTAGGAATCTACCGGCTATCCGGAGATACGATCGACAATTTCTCAATCAAGCCTATGGACCCGACCATCCGATGTTTTGCTCCGGATAGTTGGGGTGTCTTGAACAATCAGGCGGTGGGCCTTTCGGATCAAGGCGTTGTCCGGGTAGATGAGAACGGCGTCGCGATTATCAGCTTCCAAGTGGACAACACCATTAAAGAGATTTTTGCCACTCCAAATTTCCAGACCATTTGTCATGCCACGCATTACCCATCGGAACGTTTGTACATCCTTTGGGCACCTGAATCCTCCATAGACACCTATGCAACGGTGGGATGGGTCTACAACTTCCTGATTGAAGGCGGCCAATGGTCCGGACCTTGGAGGAAGAACATCGGTTGCACTCACCTCATGAGGACGGAAGATAAACTCTACTTGGCCAAAGCCGATGAGTATTACGTCCTCAAGGAACGAAAAAGCTACGTAACCAGCTTCAACGATTATTCCGACGAATCCATTGCCGTTACGCTTTCTGGCGTCACGACGACCACCGATGCCGATGGATATACGGTGAGTCAGGCGACGGTGGCCTATTCCTACGCGCTAGCGACTTTCGGCGTGGGATGGGTCATTGTCCAGGGATCGGATGCCGCATGCGTAGAGACCTGCGTAAATAACGGTGGGGGATCTTACACCGTAACTCTATCGGAGAACATACCCGGCCTCGTCAATGGGGCGGCTACGGCTGAAATGCCGATTACGTCGATTCTCCGGTGGCGACCGCAGACGGCGAACAATCCGCACGTCATCAAGGACTTCACCTCATACCAATTCATGTTCGAGGATGATGGAGCACTGCATCATCAGGTAGGATTCCATCACGGAATTGGATTCGCCAATAATCACCTATCGGATGTGCTTTACCATTCAGTCCGGCAGGAGGCCGATCGTGGCTGGGGTCTTGGATTATACGGCGAAGGTGGTTGGGGGGATGATGACCCTTCGATTCAGGCCATGCTTCGCAACTCGGTTCCGACCAACTATCGTAAGTGTGCCGCTCTTTCATTGCTCTACAAGCATGCATATGCACGAGAGCATTTCGCTTTAATCAGTATGGCATTGACGTATAGACCTTTGACTGACATCACGACGAAATTACCGAGATGAGACCATCTGACTTCAAAAGACCTACGGACGAGTTGGGCAAGATCCCATCGGCGATAAGGCCGCATATCGAGTCCCTATCAGGCCAGATTGATGAACTCACTCAATGCCTTCAGGGAAACACCAACTTCCGCGAGAACATGAATGCGGCTGAGATCAGTTACGTCACGAATCATGGGTTGGAAAAAGTAATAAAGACCAATATCCGTGGTAAGGCCAAAAAAGTAATCATCGATTGGACTTCAGCCTACTCCCCTTGGTCTACTTGTTGGCGAGTCATCGATGAGACCACGATTGCAATTACCGTTAACTGGGCGGATATCTCCGTGGTCGGTGCAACGGTAAACCTAACGGTGTTTGGAGCCTGAAAATGGTATGGGATGCCTCTGCTGCACAAGGTAAGACGCCATTCGAGCAGAATCAAGATTACCTGACGGGGATGGGTCCAGAGCCCACCTCGAATATCGTCCAGCTATCGCAGGCCCCTTCGGTAACCGGCTATGAACAAGGACCGTCCACCCAATCTTCCCCCCAGACGGGGGCTGAGGCTGACCAGACAACCGCGGCCCCCGTCACTTCTGCCTATGAACAAACGGGTGGGACGCTACAAGAAAAACTGCTGAACCCCATCAAGACGGGTACGACCACCGAGCGGCAGAATATTCAGGGGTTACGGGATGCCTTCCAGGAGCAAGCCGGGCCTTCCCGTACTTGGGAAAGCATGGGTGGGGCTAACCTCTTCGGGCAGGCTGTCCAAACGGGTACTGGTTTGGACGAGGCCAAAAACCTGCTCGGGACGACCTACACCGGCCCGCAGGCACTTGACGCGCAGGAATACGCCAAGTCCCAACAGGCAATAGAAGACCTCTACGGCCGTTCCCAGGCCCTTAGGGCGGGCAAAGAGCTAGCCGGCTATGTCCAGGCAGTAGACCCGTCCCAGACGCCAGGGAAGGCCCGCTATGACGCCGCACAGCTTGCAAGGGATGCCGGGTGGGTATCTCAATTGACCCCACTCCAGGCGCAGGCCAAGGAGGCTTCAGACTGGGCTAAGGCCCAAGGAACTGAGACCGAGGCATTTGCCAAGCAGAGAGCGCAAGAGGAGTCGGATATCCAAAAGGCGGCCAAGGAATGGACAAAGGCCACCCAAACCGGCATAGAAGGCACCTGGAACGAGCGGGTAACCGGGACGAACTACGAGACCAAGAAGAAGGCCGTTGAAGACGCATTGGCACAACTCACGGCATCGGGCCAACTTCCTAGTGCAGAGGTGGCCCCTGGTATTGAGGCAATCACCGGCTCGGACATCCAAAAGGGCATGACTGAGGCCAAAAACGCTTGGGATACGATTATGAATGATCCCAAGTACGCGCCTATCAAGGATCTGGAATTGCTTCAACTCACCCAATCGCCCCATGGAACTCCGGTTCGTGAGCCTGAAGGCGGCTGGAGCAAGTGGATGAAGGCGCATCCGGGGTCCACGAAGGCGCAACGACAGCTCATGCTTGCACGGCAAGACGCCTTGGAAGCCCTTTTCAACCCTAGGACTGAAGGGAAATACTCGTCTTACATGCCACTCTACGGCGCGGGTGACACCAATACCGCAGACACGTTGCCCGCCACCTATGAGATGGCTTCCCTGTCTCCTTATGCCACGGTCGACCCCGGAATTGCACCAAATGCAGCCAATGTCGCTACGGACGAGGAGGTCGCCCAATACAACCGCATTGCGCAACTACTCGACCAGATAGGGATGACGCAACTCGACCCCTATCGAGATCCAACCTTGAACCTCGACACAGAGAAGTATCTTGCCGATGAGGCTGCACGACAACAGTTATGGAATGACCTTCCGACTGAGGCCGTCCAGGATTGGTGGTCCAAGGCCAAAAAGGCCGAACGGGAATACGATAAAAATAAATGGTCCTTCAACCCACTCGACATCGGGAAAATGACCTCCCAACTTTCGAGGACAATTTCAAGTTCTACGCCAACTGGCGACCTAATGGGGAACCTTACCAACCCCCAGATGGCCGTGAGTAGCGTAGAGCCTTTCATGGTCTCCGGTGCAATCGAAGCGAACAAGAAGAAGAAGGTTAATAAAACGACTTTGGGCGGCAATAAGCCGGCATGAGGTGAAAAATGATAGGTGAATCACTCGGGGCTCTTGGGGCTGGAATCGGCGGACTTCTCATCGGCGGCGGTGGGATGGATGAATACAAGAAGGCTCTTGAAGTTATCAAGGCCGTACAAGAACCCAATTTCGACAAATCCAAGATCACACCCGAGCAATGGAAACTTGTCGCCCAATACAAGCCTGAGATATACCGGCAAGAGGCTCCGGAAGAGGTTAAAAACCTCGTCGATACGCCGGCAATGAAGCAAGCCCAATACAAGGCCCTGGGGCAGTTACAGGAAATTGCGGATAAGGGTTTAGGCGAGGCGGATCGACTTGCGGCAATCGAGGCTCAGAATGCCATGCAGATGCAGCAGCATAGGGGCTCTGAGTCTATGTTACAAGATCTTGCCGCACGAGGTAGGCTCGGGGGCGGATCCGAGCTAAGAGCCCGGTTGGCCTCTGGCCAACAAGCGGCGGAGTTGGGCCGGGGAATGGGGTCTGACCTTCAAAAGCAGGCCATCCAGAACCGGCTCAACGCCATCATGCAGTCAGGCAACCTCGCCGGCGAGATTCGAGGCCAGGACGTGGACACCTCGCGACAGGCCGCCGAAATCATCAATCGGTACAACCTGGCTAATCGACAACTCGCCGCGCAGACAGGCCTCCAGAATGCTCAATCGCAAAATCAAGCCAACCTCTGGAATGCCCAAAATGCCCAAAACACCGCGAACCAAAATACGCAAACGGCGAATCAGTTCAAGGTCTACAACCAACAGTATCCTAACCAGATGAACCAACAGGAATTCCAAAATTCTATGAACAAGGCTGGCGCATTGTCCGGAGCCTATAACCAATATGGATGGGCGAAGGATGCGGAACGGCAAGGCAAGATCAATGCACTTGCAGGTATTGGACAGGGAATCGGTGGTCTTGGCGATACGGCCTTTTCAGCCTATTCCGGCGGCGGACTTTTGGGCGGATTCTGAGAGGTAAACATGGACATCTACGAGTACATTCGAAGGTTTTCAAACACTCAACCTATTCCTCCCATGGCTCGACAGGAATTGACGCCTGACGAGATTCGCCGACAGAATGCCATTGAAGATACTGGCTATCCTCCTCCTGACATGATGGATGAAGCCACACGAAATGCCATTGAGGATGCTGGCAAATCTACTCCGCCCAATGTGCTCATCCAGGGTATTCCGAAACAGATGAAAGGTTGGCTCACGCCAACATCAAATACGTTGCCGGATGCTGAATTTTCAAGACAAGCCAAGCAATTTCAGCAATTTCCAGGGCCGGACTTCAAGCCTTACAATGCGGATGAAATATCACCGTTGCCCAAACTTACCCAAACACCCCAAAGGCCGCAGAATAGGCCGCAGTCGGAGATGGGGGATACCGGCTATCGGGACACACTCCAGAAGATCCTTAAAGCCGATCGTATGGGACGAGGGCTGCAAGCCGGCGAACAAGGCATGTCAAATGCCATGAAACTTCTTCTGACCACCGGATCGGCCATTCGTACCGGTGCGCCACCAGTTCCCAACCTTCAAAGTGGTTCCGGACTCGGGGCGGCAATGACCGGGAATGCCGGCATGCAGATGAAGGCGTTGGAAGGGCAAGAGAACCGTGAACTGCGACGGGATCAGATGGCAACCAATCAAGACTATCGCAACTTCCTGGAGGAACAACGACTCCGGTCCCAGGATCGAGCGGACATGATGGCCGGCAGGTTGCCACCCAAGGGACAGGAACAATTGATTTTTGCAGATAATGCACTTTCGGCCATCAATCGCATTCGATCCAAACTTCCCGAGATTGAGTCTGGGATCGGCCCGATTCAAGGTCGCATCCAAAACATCCTGGTGAATGTCGGAATTGCCGAACCCAACATGGCCGTCACCAATGCCAATCTCGTGGAACTCATGGCCCGGCAGGTTCAAAGCATTTCGGGTGTCGCCGTGAGCAATCAAGAGTTCAATCGATTGCGACAGGCTGGACCAAATATCGCGCAAGATCCGGAGCAATTCAAAGCCCTGCTCGACAACTTCGAGGAGATCGTCAAGACACGTAAGAATGGCGTACTCAAGATGTACGGGAAAATGGGCTATAACGTGGCCCCACTCATGGATGAGGGTGAATCGGCAGGAAATACGAGAGCCTATTCTGTGAATGGTGTGATCTACGACATTCCCGTGAATGAAGTACAGGCTTTTTTGCGTGATCATCCCAATGCAACCGAGGAGCGCTAATGCCTGATAAATGGGATTCATATATTCGTTCGGAAGCATCTTCTGTTCCTCAGGATGACACTTGGTCCAAATATGCTAGGAAGGAAAATGCTAACGTTGTCGACGAACAGCATCCCGAAGTCCCGCGCACCTACGTCATGAACCTTGCTCCCAATTCACGGGCCGCAGCGCAATATCTTCGTGAAAAGGGATTCGAGGTTAAGGAACTCGGCGCGGATTACGACTTCAATGTTCGTCGACCTGGGGAAAAGGTATGGCGTAAGCTCGATCCCACCGGTTTCGACTGGAAGGATATCACGGACATAGGAACAGACATCGGTAAGGGAGTAGCCGCTGGCGTTGGTGGAACTATGGCCGGTGGGGCGGCATTGGCTACTGGACCTGGGGCTGTTGCAGCTGGAGCTGGTGGCGCGGCTCTCGGTAGTGGTCTGGCAGAATCAGCAAAACAAGGCCTTGGTAGACTACTTGGATTCAAGCAGACTGGAGGCGAGGCATTACGCGATATCGGAGTTGAAACGGCTCTAGGAGGGATTTCGGAAGGTGCATTGCGAGGGGTTGCCTCGGCGGCAAAACCGATATTTAAAAAATTAGGTACGGCCAACCCGCTGAGAATGCCTTACGCCCTGGAACGAGCAATCACCGGATCAGACAAGGAAATCGCGGCGCGTGAGGCTTCCAATGCCGTTAAGGTGGCTGCCGAAGATCTCGCAAAGGCACGACTCGCGGCTATGCCTGAAACCTCAAGTGTGGTCTCGGGTACCGAAGTCGCCATGAGATTGCCCCCGCAAGCTGCGGAACGGATAGCGCCCAAGGTTGCCGGGGAAGGTTGGATTCGGCAAGCTGAAAGAGCCACACCCGAGAATATCGAACGTGCTTTTTCCAGCACGGAAACGCCAGCCTTCCGCATGATCTCGGATGTGGTCCATCCCGCCTTCGGCGTGAAGGCTGCGAACCTCCAGTACGTGCCGGGACTAAGGAAAATCTGGCAGGAGGAACTTGGGCACGGCTTCCGGAATGTAATCGGAAGCGAATCCATGGCGAACGCCGATCGCTATCTCCAAGGGCTCGCCATGGGCAAGACGGCACAAGAAGTTGATGACATCGCCAAAAGTCTCGCGAAACGAACGGGCGAATGGATGCGCGAAAACCTAAAGGTGCTGTCTGACGCTGAACAGAAGGCGACGGCAAACCTGATTGCAGGACAGGGGACGAGCACTGATGCGAAAGTCGCATCAAACGCGATCATGAACGCCATCGCGGAACCCATCGAGAAGATTCGCCCCTATAAGGAAACGCTCATTCGTCGCCGACTCGAACGAGATATCGCGCAAGGGGAACGAGCCAAGGGTACGAAATTCTCAAATGAAATGGATCGGTATTTCACTGGAGTAGGAGGACGAGAGCTACGCAAGTGGCTTGGATTAGGATGGGGAGGGACGATAGGAGCTGGTACCCGGGCCGCAGATGTCGCTGGTAGAGTCGCTGAAGCAGTCTTGCAGCATTCAGCGCCCAAGGGAATTCGGATCGCAGGAGCACCGTATGCCAAAAGGGTAATTCCCAATCAGGTCATGCGGGCAATTCTTGCAGGAGGAAATCAGTAATGCCCTTTCAGTCTGAAAAGCAACGCCGATTCATGTGGATGAAGCATCCTAAGATCGCTGATCGTTGGGCGAATGAATATCCGGATCAGGAAGATCTCCCCATGAGGAAGGCGAAGAAGAAGGGGAAGATGGCCGCTTTGAAGAAGATGGCGAAGTCGGGGAAGTGCTCGGACGAATAAACTTATCCCAATACCCTTTTGGCCTCCCAGATGGAAGAAGGTCAGTCTGTGAGGTGGTTACAGCCCTGCTATTCTTTGATTCCCTGGATTGATACATCCAGCATATGTACCCCGACACTGCCGCGACGCCGGCAAACCCGAGTAAGATGCTTGTGAGCACCACGGCCAGCAAAATTTTTGCGACGGTCCAGTTGTAGGCTGCAAGCATATCTCTACCCAAGCTCATCCTCTGCGTCATCGCTCAAGAACCTATCTATCAACCCGGTCTTGAGCAGGATCTTGAACAACACTCTATGGAACCAATCTCGTACTTTCTGCATGTTTACCTCCGTTCCGTGGAGCATACCACGTTCTTGCGAAAAAAATAATTTTTTTCCTTGACACTCTTTTTCAGGATGGTATCCTCCCCGAGGAAAGGTAATCGTATGAGTGAGTTTCTTAGTTGTCTCGATCCTGGAAGAATAGGTCCCGGCTCCCAGCCTGCCAATATCGAGACAGGTCATATGGTTTACCTTTCCATGGGAGCTGGGGCTTTTAACTCCGATCTCACTACTCTGACAGCCCCTGACACCCAGGGGCAGGCCGCAGCCTCGACCCACAGAACCACTACAAGAGACTGCGGCCATCTTTGTCCACGAACGGCCCGAGCGGAGGTCGCTCTGGCCTCCGTAGCCCCCGAGGTACCCACTGGATCGCGAAGTTTGTCACGGGGGCTACGGTTTTTTGAGAACAGATGTTCGCCTATCACTCTGGAGTTGATGACGAACACTATCAAACGAATTACTCTGACCTGTGTACGGTCCGATAAGGTCCATTATGATGTTACCGGAACATTAGACAAAGGGACTCTACAATGGTCGGTACCATGTCTGATTAGGGCTCACGGGCAAATATCCGGTGACAACAGCATCACCAGATGTGGCGCGTGGTATCGATCAATTCTCCCTCTAATGATCTGCCTGTTGGATGAAAGGATAACAATCGTGGCCTCCCATTGGAATAGGGAGGTGGGAAGAAAAAACGTCGACCTCCAGCATTTGCATAACGAATTGCTGGAGTGGCTGTTCCGCGAGTATGTCATATCGCCCGAGTTTGGAGAGGCTCGAGCATGTACATATTCAGCTACCGTCAATATGGTGACAAATGAACCAATGAAGGAGTGGATGCTTTTATACTTCGGTCCATGTCTTACAACGTTTATTCAGAGGATAGGTCGAGAGGCGGACCAGGACATAAAAGCATACATACAACGGAAGAAAGAGGATAGGAATGCAGCAAACAAGCGTGCTCGCATACAGGGCAATAAAGCCGCGATTGCCCGTGGTCGAACGGTCCGTAATCGCAGCCATGAAGGCGATTGGCACCGCCTCGACGGGGGCGGAATTGGATCAATACGTATCAGGAGCCCACAAGAGGCTGGCGAGCATGGAGCGCAAGGGAGTGGTGATCCGGATGCTACCACGAAAGGACCGTCTGACGGGAAGACTTGCCGCGACGTGGGCGGTGAAAATCGGAAGTGAGGTGGAAGGTGCGTAGTGTTGTGACGAGGAAACCGGATACGAAACGCACGTCGAACCGGATGGTATCCGTAACCATCGATGACGTGCTGTCATGGGGTCCGTGTCCGGGATACAGCCGCGAGGTATTGACCGAGATTTTTGGTCGTAAAAAGAAACTCACGGCCATAGACATCCTTGGGCTCAAGAAGGTTCCGGCCGCAGATCGCATTTGGGCAATCGAACGGAATGTGTTCCTGGACGATTGCGCGTTGCGACTCTACGCAGCAGATTGCGCCGAACATGTCTTGAAGTTCTTCGAGAAGGAACGACCCGAAGACAAACGGCCCCGTGAGGCTATAGAAGCGGCACGGAAATTTGCCCGTGGCGAAATTGATATAGCAACTTTAAACGCCGCAAGGGACGACGCAAGGGCCGCAGGGTGGGCCGCATGGGCCGCATGGGCCGCATGGGCCGCAGGGGCCGCATGGGCCGCATGGGCCGCAGGGGCCGCCGCATGGGCCGCAGGGGCCGCCGCATGGGCCGCAGGGGCCGCAGGGGCCGCAGGGGCCGCAGGGGCCGCAAGGGCCGCATGGGCCGCAGGGGCCGCAAGGGCCGCCGCAGGGGCCGCAGGGGCCGCCGAACAAAAATGGCAATTATCGCGGTTGCGTTGGTACCTGAAGAAACACGGGAGATAGCCATGCGTTGTCCCGAATGCGGAGTAATTTTCCCAGTTCTTCTGGATGAAGAAATGGACGATCGCAATTGTCCATCATGTACTCCGTACACCTCATTTCTACCAATAGATCCAGAGATGATTGAGGACCACGTTTTCGAAGACGATAGGGACCAGACATAGGACAGGCATAGGAAAGGAAGGGTGACATACATGGAAAACTCAATATCGGTAGGATATCACCAGAGGTCACGATCCAAGGTTCATGCGGATGTCTCTGTTGTCACAGACAGAGAAGGCAATCCTTACGTACAGGCCATCTTCGATCATCATTTAGCATTCTACATAGATCGTAAGGCTATACCAGCATTCGAAGAAATCCTTTCATTCCTCCATCAACTTCCCGAGGAGAAGGAATCCCCTACTGGCCAACTTGTGGATGTGAGGGGGTGAGTTATGCATCACCCCTGCGGGCCTTCGCAACTTCCTCGCCTCAGACTATGCCCCGGATCATATCGCATGACCGAAGGGCTTAGGGCTGATGAGTCTTCGGATGAAGCCGCTGAAGGAACTACTCTTCATTCCGCTACCAAACCAACGATTTCACTTGAGGGGTTAAACGACGAACAACGGCATGCCGTGGATAATGCACGGACATACGCTGCCGACAAGTTGGCTGGGGCTTCTAAAGTACTCTACGAAGAAACCATGGTTCTGTGGGGCGAGGACAACGAACCCGTTACCTGGGGAACTTGCGATATCGTGGGTATCTACCCCAGTGAGGTTCGCATTGTAGAGAACAAGTTTGGGCGCATTCCAGTTGGGACAGATACCGTGGAACTTCAGGCCAGAGCCTATGCCGGGGCTGCCATGCAGGAGTTTGCCGTTCCTCGTGCTGCGGTATGGGTCTACCAGCCCCGAGAGGAGACGGAATTCATAGGAACCTACTCCCATCCGGAAAAGATCGCGGACGAAATCCAAAAGATCATAAATATTGCCTTCGAGCATCCGGAGATTCTTCGCCCCAGCGCAACGGCCTGCCGTTATTGCCGAGGTAAGTCTATTTGCCCCGAGTTCCGGGAAGAGGTGATGAACGTTCTCCCGGCTACCAAGGAATCGCTCGCGGTCCTTGACCCTACCAAGGTAGCTAAGGCTCTGGAATTCGCCCAGATGATTGAACCATGGGCGAAGGCCGTCCGGAACCACGCCCGGGAGATGATCCAGGAAGGCACGGAGATTCCTGGCTGGACACTCGCTCAGAGGACATTGCGGCAAGTGGCTAATGTCTGCGAGGCATTCAACGCCGTGGGAGACATCCTCACACAAGAGGAGTTCCTCGAATGCGCCGAGGTAAGAATCGGTGACTTGGAAGACAAGTACTCCCACAAATGGAAGGAACTGAATCAGGACGGGTCTACTCTCAAGGCTGGAAAGGAACGATTCAAAGATCGTACTAAAGGGGCGGTAATCGTAATTCCTCAAAGTTATCTAAAAAGGAAGGAGTGAGAACCATGCGAGACGAATTCGAAGATACCCAACAGGTAGAAGTGCTACCAGCGGTAACCCAGGGGAATGCACTGGAACAGATTAGTCGTGCTGAGATCGATATGCAAATAAGCACGGCCAAAAGGTTCCCCCGAGAGTTGACCGCATGCAAACGGAAGATAGCAGCTATCGCGCTAGATACGGAAGAATCGGCGGCGGAATGTTATTACGTCATGCCTCGTGGTGGCAAGTCGATCACGGGGCCGTCAGTACGACTAGCTGAGATCGTCGCCAACTCATGGGGCAATATGCGCGTTGCTTCCCGGGTGATGGACATAGGACAGAAGGAAGTCACCGTCGCATCTGTCTGCCACGACCTAGAATCAAACGTGGCGGTATCGTCCGAAGTGAAACGACGAATCACCAGCAAGGATGGTCGCCGTTACAACGATGACATGATCCTTATGACATGCAACGCTGCGGCTTCTATCGCCTTCCGTAACAGTATCTTCAAGGTTGTTCCCCAGACGGTATGGAAGCCGGTACTTCAGGCTGCCATGGATCGTGTGGTCGGGAAGAACTCAGATGTCCTAAAAAAACGTGAACAGTCCATCAAATGGTTCCGTACGAAGGGAGTAACAGAGGAACAGATCCTCCACAAATTGAATCGAAATAACGTTAGCGATATCAATGCCGAAGACATTGCCATACTTAGAGGATTCGCTACGGCAATCAATGAGGAGTCTTCTACGGTTGAGGAAATCTTCGGCGAAAACAATAACGGGAGTCCAGGAGTGAAGAGAAGCCTGGACCTTAATAGACCCGCATCGATGGCAGAGGAGCCACCGGAACCGGGAAGCAACGGATAGTTCGTTCGTAGGCAACAATCATTAGAGGAGGTTCATCTTGGAGAAGATAACTCGCATTTCGGCCATAAAGAAATTCTTCGATATCCCAGGTCGTCCCGTGACGATCGTGGAATTGAAGCAACTTTCCATGGCCGAACGCAATTGGCTGGCAGAGGAATCAGCCAAGATGCTCTACGTGGAGTTGGTAGAGTCGTCGTAGTTCGTTCGTAGGTGGGACCACGCCTTAGGGGGGTAGGGGGCGTGCAAGAAGAGAAGTCGGAGAGGGAACGTGGTTGGCGTGTTGGCGGTTGGTATCCGGTTTTGCTGCGGGTCGTTTAAGCCCCGGGATGCATCGCCGGGGCCTTGTCTTTACTCACCCTTCGGGCCGGGACGAATACGATTTCCATTTAGCCTGTCGACCCAAACTCACTCAATAACCCCAAAGTCCCGGCCCTCTATTTCGCTCATTCTCCCCCTTTCTTCCGTTTACCCCGGCGGGAATAAAAACTCGGATGGTCCGGGTCTCGCCGGGGTTTTTGTTCATCTATAGGAAATAGAGATGCAGGCCGAAGGTTTACTTCCGTGTTTGGATTCTGGATTTGGTAAATTCGGGTGCATCTATGCCGACCCTCCTTGGAGTTATAACGATAAAGCATGTGATGGTGGGGTTGGGCACGAATATTCCACTATGTCTGTAGACGATATCTGTAGGCTACCAGTTGGAAAACTCGCCTTGCCAGACGGTGCACATCTATGGATGTGGACCACATGGCCAATGATCCGTGAAGCTGCTCCCCATTGTGTCCTTGATGCCTGGGGGTTCAGATGGGTTGGTGAAATAGTTTGGTTCAAGGGCGAACGTCTTGGAATTGGGCGTTGGCTAAGACCCTCTACAGAAATCCTAATCCTGGCAGAGAAGGGTAAAAAGGGTCTTGAAAGATATAACCAGCGCGGGCATGCCTTTCAGTGGCCCCGCAGCAAACATAGCGCAAAGCCAGTTGAATTCTACAACATAATCGAAAGTCTTTCTTCGGGACCATACATCGAACTATTCGCCCGCAATCGCCCTGCTGACCTTATTTCTGAAGGGAATAGAAGAAACTGGACAAGATGGGGTAATGAAGCATGAGTTACGACAGAACCTCCAAGGAGGTTGAACGGGGGAAGTTTGGGGAAAGTCTTGTAGCCATGCTTCTAAAACGTTGTCGATGTTCAATCATATCGAGCAAGGATTTTGTCGGACCCGATGGAGAAAGAGCGCCAAGGATTGAGAACGACAACGGTTTTTGCACGGTGCTTGCCGACTTCGACATCTCGAATCCTAATGGCCGCCGATGGGTAGAGGTTAAAACGAAAGATGCACCCGTTATGTGGGGAGGGTGGCATGAATTGGTTCATGGTTTCGATCTTCACTATCGAGACCAATACCTAAGACTCCAAGAAACAACCTTTACTAAGGTATGGATATTCGTTGTCGAACTAAGCAATGCCAGAATTCTTAGCGTTCCACTAAACCGAATTATAGCCCCCGGGATGTGGAATGTAGGAAAGCCTACTGCCGCCTTCCCTGGTGGTTCCTTCAACTGGCGACGAAAGATCATGAATACTTTCGCGGTAGAGAAAGACTGTACTTGGATTATCACGGATCCAGATTGGGACATATCCGCAATGCCGGAATGTTTCACCGAATCCGAGGAAGGATAGGAAAGTGTGCTCGTATGGAAACATGTCGCCAAGAAATCCCGGCATGCAGTCAAGTGCTGGCGTAAATGCGCCGGCAACTGGCGAACAGCCTACTTCGACATTGAAGGTCGATGGCGTGATGCTGAAAAGCAACTCAAGGAATGCCGTGAGTCGTTGACAAGGGTGATAGGTGTATTGCACGAATTGAACAAGGTTAAATAGACATGAAAATACGTAATCGTTTTACCAACGAGGTGATCTTTTCCGCTGAAGCCGCAACTTTAAAAGATCTTGTTGGGATAGCTTTAAAGGAAGGAAGATCGCTCACACGCGCGAACCTCGCAGGCGCGGACCTCGCATGCGCGGACCTCACACGCGCGGACCTCGCAGGCGCGAATCTCATAGGCGCGGACCTCGCAGGCGCGAACCTCGCAGGCGCGAACCTCGCAGGCGCGGACCTCGCATGCGCGGACCTCACACGCGCGGACCTCGCAGGCGCGAATCTCATAGGCGCGGACCTCGCAGGCGCGAACCTCGCAGGCGCGAACATCGCAGGCGCG